GGCCATCTTGGTTTGGAGGGCTTGCAGCCCATCCTCAATGTCCAATCCGGGAGCTGGGATGAACACTAGGCCAGCATCCATTAGGTCTTCGATGATGGACGAAGCCCCTGTCTGGGTCTGGTACTTCGCGGCACCCAGCCTAGGGTCAATGAGGCGTTCAAAGATGGAATCCTTGGTTTCGTCCTCATAGCGCATAATGAGGTCAACGTAGTCGCGGATGCCATAACCCAAACCCTTGGCCCCTTCTCCGCTGGTCCACTTACCCCCAGACCACTTGGCCCAGTCCCCGACATTAACGTCAGGCCATTCCCTGTACACCCACCATGTATCGGTAGGGTCCACGGCAATCCAAGCCATAAACCAATTCTTGCGACCAGCAGGGTCCAAGATCATGTACTTGGTCTTACCCTTCAGATCAATGGACTCATGCGGGACGACGTTGATCTCCCGTGAGAAGTTGGGGAACTTCGTACTTACCGATTTCGTAGCAATGCCATAAGCACGTGTAAGGATTTCATTTTCCGGTCTGCCTGCAAGGTCTTTTGAGATACGGTCGTAACCACCGAAGGGGTTGTCCCTACTGTGGAAGTAGATGATCCCTGCGTCTCGGTTTTTGGAACGCTGTAGATATGGCACCGAGCGTCCCCCAAGGAGTTCAGCTTGCTTTGCACGAAGTACTTCTGCCCCTTGGACATAATCTCTAACAACCTCTGTGTAGCCATCAATAGGAGTAAAAGTAACAACCAGTTTGCTATTACGAGTAGCCAAACGGAAGCGGAGCGTTGCCAGAAGTTCTGGCCCAATAAGATACTCGTCACACCAAGCTCCAATGTTGATCCAATTAGGATCACGGCAACCAAGCTCAGCACCTTCCAGAATGGTGTCGTTATTAAGATATTGGGCATAGGTTTTGAAGATGATGGAGGACTTACTGCCGGGAAGAATCAGGCTGGACTTACTGAAGCCGTTCTTCCGCGTATAGGACACGTTCTCCTCAGTTCCCAGCACCTTAACCCTGTACTCCTCGGGTAAGGCGTCGTAGACCGCCGACTGCTGCTGACGGATGGACACATCCGCATTCTGAGCAAAGCACATGATGACGGACTGTGGATTCTCCACCGCCGCCTTAACCACGGCATGAGCCGCCCAACTTGTCTTTCCGCTCCGGTTCCCCCCACTTACCAGAAGCTCAGAATGCGTGCTTAGAAGTTCCTCCGCGTCTTTCCAATGGGGCAGCTTCCACCCATACCTGTAGGGATCGCGTCTGCTATTCGCGATTGCCGAATGGTAAACCTCATGGAGCTTGAGGACATCCTCAGGAGCCATGACTGCCAACTCCTCGTCAGTTGGCGGCTTTAGGACTTCGTGCCTTTCCCAGCTAAGGCTCATGCTTGGGAGTTAAAAAGCGCCGCCATCACCAATGCTCTTCCGCATATCTGGATGAAGCTTGCTAATTTTAAATGACCATTCTTGCTTAAACTTTAGAAAACAAAGCGATATTTTGATAATTAATTCTTGTAGCCCATACATATCATAAAGTCGGGCATTGTAATTGCAATAAGTTCCAACTGATAGACCAATGTTTGGAATCAAGTGGTAGTCATTACTAATCCACTTTGATTTTCCCCTAGTGCAGTAGTACTTGGCGTTATCAATGAAGTCCTTCCTGAGCAAACGCTTCTTCTCCGCAATCTCGTCAGGATTGATCTCCTTAGCCCGCCTATCTATCCATTCTTGGTCAGTCATACCAGTTTCTAGAAAGTGGAATTGATTTGTTGAAAATCTTAGTTCGTTTTTTCAACAGGCTTAACAATGGCCTCAAGGCTCCCAGCCTTCAGCTTAGCCCTAGCCTCCTCAATGGCTTTCATGGCATCCTCCAGACTCGGGGCTTGGGCCTTATGCTCAACAACCACCTTGTTCTCCCCCATGGCTGACAGGAACTTGTCATTGGCTATCCCCCAAGGCAGCGTCAGGTCCCTAATGTTAGTCCTAGCAAGCTGCTCAGGGTCCTCCGCCAACATCCTCATCTTCTCCTTCTGAAGAAGCCTAAGCCCCTCCGCTATGTCCAGAGCATCCTCCGCCAGCATAGCCCTGCGCTCATCCAAAGCCGCCTTATGCCGCGTCTTTAACCGACATATGGTCTCCCACTTCATCCCAGTCTTAGCCCTAATCGTGTTAATGGACTCCCCCTCTGCCAGAAGCTCCAAAGCCTGCGTAGCCAATACAGGGTCCCTCCGTTCAATGTAGTTGCCCACATTGTTAGCCTGCGCCGCCACACTCAGGGCCAAGTCACTCACCTTCTTCTTCTTTGGCATGGCCTATAACACCAAGCCCAGCCAAATTAATCAAGAACATTCTTCAATCTTATAAGCCTCCTAACCAACATCTTACAACTCCATTAAAGAATCTGTGTAACTTTTAGCCTCTATCTCCCGTCCTCTAATACAGGTTTATGAGACCCCTTTGTAATTTTTTTTAAAGGGGTGAGTTGATCAATCCCAATTTACCTGACCCCCCCCACCTGTAACCCCCACCCCCCCTAGGGTGAATACCCTAGATGGCCTAGGGGAAATACCCCAGAACGATCTGAGGTAAATACCCCAGGTAAAACACCCTAGAGAGTGTCTGAGGTAAATACCCTAGAGCCATGCCGCAACTGAGACTCACTCTCGGAGCCGATTCTGGGCGATTTCAGACTGTCAGATTGGCCGAGATAAGAGGGCTGGGATTTGCTAGCACGCTGCACGGATTAAGTCCGCGTGCGTGCGCTGTTTACATAAAGGGATCGAACGGATTCCAGCCCATCTGACAGGCTCTACCCATATCTCCACCCTCAGAAAAAACGAGGGCCGCAAATCGAACGGAGGGGCCGTTTCCGGGCAAATCTGAGAAGGGCCGAAAAGCCGCTTTTTCAGGTCCTCTTCAGCCTCTGTTATGTGGGCTGAGATTGGCCGCGCCTCTGGGCTTGCCACAGGAGCCGAGATGTGCAGCATCTGGGCACGGCGAACCGTGGAAAGTCTGCGGAGCCGAAACAAAACAGAGGTTAGAACATGAAAACGAAGTACAACACGGTCAGAGGCTGGAAATGCGCGGCGAATGCCGCAAGCGGCGACGGCGTCGCTTTTACGTTGGAGGGATTGCCCGCGAACGAACGCACGGCGCGGATTTGCCTAGAGCATCTGCTCCGGGAGCATGATCTGCCCGCAGGCTTGGCAAGCCCGCTGGAGTTTGGGCTGATCATGCTCGTTTATACAGACACGGGAATTGCCTATTTGCCGCTTCTTGCGCTTCAGTGTGAGCAGAGGAACAGGGCCGAGCTCTGGGCGCAGGCCATGCGCTGTGGGCTTGTGGATGAATTGGCGCGGGCCGCTTTTTCAGTGGGGCTGTCTGTAACTGATCTTCGCCGAGTGAAACGCTATTGGCGCAGGATGTTTCGCCGCGAAGAGACGCTGCCCCAGACGTTCCTCCAGAGAATGCGCTCGCGGCCCTTGTGCCCAGACGCTTTCAGATATGACCGCGCCGTGGGCGTGGAGTTTGAAACATTCGGAGATGTGAGCAGAAAGACACTCCAGAATGCGTTGCCCATGTGGGCGAATGTGACCGGAGATGGTTCGATAACAGCCGAAACGGGGCAGGGCCATGAGGTTCGCGCTCTCTTCGTTCGCCGCGAGCTGGAGCCGCGTCTGTTCAGGCTGTGCCGCACGCTCGACTCTCTGGGGCTCGCGGTGAATAAAAGTTGCGGGCTCCATGTGCATCTGGACCAGCGCGGAGAAACAGAGGCTCAGGTTGAGAAGCGGGCCAAGGTGATGGACTCTTGGCTGTGCGCCCTTCAGGAGCTCGTCCCAGCGTCTCGCCGGGCCAATAGTTACTGCCGCTTCGGGGTATCGAAGACGGACCGTTACAGGGCTGTGAATCTGACCGCGTTCCGGGAACACCGCACGCTGGAGGTTCGCCTCCACAGCGGAACTACGGATTACACAAAGGCGCTGGCATGGGTGCGCCTTTTGGAGCTTCTCGCGGCTCTGAAAAAAGGTCCGAGGGCTGGCGGCTGTATAGCCACCCTTGAGCAGTTGCCCTTGGCCGCCCATGATCTCGCCTATTGGCGCAAGCGGCACGCCGTATTGAATCCGCATCTGTACAACTCCACCACCACCACCGAAAACGAATAACACCATGTGCAAAGTACTCATTCTCCAAAATCACACTCCAGCCGCACGCAATCGGCTCATCCGCTCAGCGTGGAGTTATTTCTCGCGGAGCGGCGAGACGTGCGGATTCGGGGCCGCATGGATCAGCCGCAGCGGGCATTTAGGCTGGGCTAAATCCTCCAGCCCTATTTTGGGCGGCGATCTGCCCGCATGGGCGGACGGCTTCTCAGGATCGGCCCTGCTCTCGGAGCCGTCAGATGGAGGGTGGCTCCTCCTGCATGGGCGAACGGCGACCTGTTCGCGCACGTTGGAGAATACGCACCCCATGCTGGACGGCGGAGGAGCCGCGCTGATTCACAACGGCGTTGTCTCGTCTGACGCATTCCAGAATGTGACCACAACGTGCGACTCGGAGCTCCTGCTCCGGGCTTGGGATTCTGACGGGGCCAAGGGGCTCCGCAAAATCTCCGGGTACTTCGCCTTCGGGCTCCTCCTGCGGCAGCGGGATGGATGGCACGCTGTGGTAGCCCGCGATGACAAGGCACGGCTCCGCACGGGCCGCACGCGGCACGGCTGGGCATGGGGCACAACGGACGAGGCCCTGCGCACGGCTGGGGCTGAGCCGCTCGCGGATCATTCGCCGATGACGGCGGCGTGTTTCGCTCCAGATGGCTCAGCTGAGGTTGTGAAGATTGCAAAGGCGAAGGAAAAGGAGGACCTTGCGGGCAGGTGGGCCGTAGCGTCTGGGGCCGCGTCGCGCTTCGATCTGTTCGCGGAGGTGGGCCGATGAAAAAGGGCGACCTGATTCTGACGGCTGTATGGCTCCTGATCGCGCTGGGCGGGCTTGTGGGGGCTGTGGTCCTCGCGGTGTGCGGCTGAGCTCCTGAGCCTGAAACGAGCCCCGTTCCTTTCTGGGACGGGGCTTTTTCATGCCCTCGCGGCCAATTTGCGGGCATTTCTCGGCCCTGTAGGGCTCCAGATGGGGGCCGGTGGGCTGGAGGGCCGCTGTTGGCTCCTGTGGGCCAATCTGGAGTCCCAGAGTGTCTGCGGCAAAGGGCCGGGGCTCAGGATGGGGAATTTTTCCTAGGGTATTTGCCCTATTCATTTTCTGGGGTATTTACCACAGGTAATTCTGGGGTGTTTTACCTAGGGTATTCACCCTAGTTTTTCTCTAGGGTGTTTACCCTATACCTATCTGGGGTGTTTTATACACCTGTTTTATGATTTTATGCGCGTGAACGCATATGCTGGAAAAGCTCCTTAAAGAGCGAATCCCCTTAAAGGAGGAATCCGCCTTAAAGGCGAAATCCTTCTTAAAAGGCAAATCCTCAATTATTTGAGAATCACCTTAAAATAAATCTCGATTTTCTTTTTCTGACCGCTAGGTTTCTCGTCGTTAGCTAAACAAAAATAAAACCACATAAAAACATGAGTCACGAAATTGGTCAGCACGATAGCATGGTCCTTGGCAGCAACAAACCGGCTTGGCATGGGCTTGGCACGGTGTTTCCGGGCAATCTTTCACCGTTGCGCGTTTACGCAGAGGGCGTAGGCCACCGCGATATTCTTGAGGTTCCCGTGATGCTCAACAATCTTGAGCTTCCGAATCAAAAGGGGCTTGTCGGAATCACCTCGTCAGGAGTTCAGGTTCCTCTCTCGGTCGTTGGATCGAACTACGGGGTCCTTAAAAGCGAAACCATGTACCGCATTCTGGAATTGGTTTACGGCGGTCAGGCAGTCGTTGAGACGGCTGGCACCCTTCGCAACGGTCAACGGGAGTTCGTTCTGGTAAAACGTCAGGCGTGGTGCGCCAAGAAGGGCGATTCCATCATGACCTATGACCTTTGGCTCAATCGCCATGACGGCTCTGGGTGTTTTGAGCTTCACCGGACTAACGTGAGGGTGGTTTGCGCGAACACTTGGAAGCTTGCCGTCTCTGGCGGAAACCGGGTTTTCGGCGTGCGTCACACCCGCAACATCGAACAAGGTGTTCAGGCTGCCCTTGAAGTTCTTGGGTATGTTGAAAACGAGGAAGAGAAGCAACGTGCGGCGGCTCAGCGCATGGTGAGTGCGGAGATGACGGTTGCGGAGGCCTCCACGGCGTTTGATCGCTTGTTGGGTATTAGGGAAGGCATGGAGCCGTCAACGCGCCTTGAAAACCAAGCCAAGGAGCTCAACCGGCTGTTCGTCTCTGGGACTGGGAACTTAGGGAAAACCCGCTGGGATGCGTTTAATGCCGTGACCGAGTACGTCGATCATGGGCGGTCGTCCCGCGTTTCGGGTGGCCGCGATGACAAGGAGGTTCGTTTCGAGAGCGTGCTCATGGGCTCAGGTGATGCCCTGAAGGCCCGCGCCTTCGATCTACTCAGCGTGTAAGTCAAGTCTGGCCTTTGTTTTCCCCTACGTCGAAAGGCGTAGGGGTTTTTTATTGCCCAGAAACGGCCATTGCGTTCGATTTAAACGCATTCGACGGCCAACCCCATAATTAGCCATGACCGATTCAATC